GTGAAGTGTTGCCACATGAACTCGGTGATCCACTCGCTCCAGCTGCGGTCGCCGTGAACGTATGGGTTCTCCCAGAACTTGAGAAGCATGTCGATGTCTTCGCCGTACATCTCGCGAGCGATCTTGTTTGCCTTCGCGTGACCGACGTTCTGCTCGTCCATGATCTTCGTGATGGCTTGATCAGAGACGGTGTAGGACAGTTCCTTGCCTGAGATCTCGGCGGCGCGAACCTCGATGCAACGGTGGACCACGTCGCACTGCTCGCTCAAGGCTTTGAGGGTTGACCAAGGCGTCGTCCGGAAGTCGAGGTTGAGGTTCCAAGCGACCTCGTACTGGTACTTGCGAGGAAGCGAGCGGCCTGAGTCGTCGAAGACGGGATCGAGCGGCGCAGGCAGGTAAGGCATCGCCGGACCGAGCTGTGAGCCGAAGGCGTCCGATGGTCGAGGCAGTGGCATCGCCGGCGTGCCAGGGGTCTGGAGCAGGTTCTGACCTCCCGAGCCTGCGTAGCCTGAAGGCGAGCCGGGTAGTGAGTTGACGATGCCGCCGCCAGCAGAAGCGAGGCTGAGGAAGTTCTTGTTGATCTCCTCGGTGATGGCCTTGACTAGTTCAGCCTTATCGACGGCCTTGCGCTTGCGGTTCCAGATTGCCACTTATAGCCCTACTTGCTAGTGGTAGCGACTGCCTTGGCGGTCTGCGCTTGGCGTCGAGTTGCGAAGTGAACGATCTGCGTCAGCACTGCGCCGACAGTTCCGACCGACGAGAGCGCGGTCTGGACGGCCACTGGCTCCTTGAAGCCGGGGTGGAACAGGGCGATGATTGCCACGACCGCAGCTGCAACGGTGGTGATGTTGGCGACCCATGTGTTCGGGTGTTGGATAGTTGCCTTAGCAGCGGCCACGACCTTCTCGGCCTGTGGGATTGCCGCCTCAACGGTTGCAACGGGGTCAGTCATCTAAGTTCCTTTCGGCGCTCCGCAAGATGGACAGTGAGTCTGATCGTAGGCGATCGGGAAGTTACAGCGGACACACGGCGGCGCGATGCTGTTGAACCACGCGCTCGCAGATGATCCCTTTGCCAAGTTCAACTCGGTCAGACCATGCACCAAGGCGTCGAGTCGGTCAGGTGAGTAGCCACTATCAGGAAGCCAGGAAGTCATCTGCTCCTCGAGTTGTGGGAAGACGCCGACGTGGTGAACGCGGCCTTGCTCATAGAGGGCTGAGATCGGCTCGGCTCGTAGGCGCTTGCCTTGCTTGGCGTGAACCTTCTTGAACGGGATGTGGTGCTCGATGGAGCGAAGGGTGTGCTCGACCATGTCGCCACCTTGATTCGTCTCGGCCACGATGGTCCCGATGTCTCCGTAGTCATGCAGGGCTTGGATGGCTTTGCGCGCCCATTCCGCCGGCGTGCCTTTGAGGGTTCGATCGCTGAGGACGTAGCCGTCGCCATCGTCTCCCTTGCCCACGACCACGATTCCGGTCAGGTCGGAGTCTTCACCAGTTGAGACGGCCGGGTCGATCGCGACCACGATCCTGACCATCTCGACTTGCCTAGATGGACTGACCTCTGGCTCTGTGAGCTCTGGCTGATCGGATGACCTTGCGCTTGGCGGCGTGCTGTTTGGCAACGTGAGGCCGGTGACTTTTGTGAACGGATCGTCGGACGTGATGGATCTTCCGCCGTTCATGGCGACTGTGTCGATGCCGACTCGATATGCGTCGATGTCTGCGCCGCGCCATAATGCTCCTTCGACCTCGTCGATGATCTCGCCAAGTAGTTCCTGACGACCGAGACGTGTGCCTTCGTATCTGCCGAGAATAGCGGTGGCGACGGTAGGCGCGAGGTTAGAGAGGTTGTCGTAGGTTGTTCCTCGGCTGATGACGGTGTGCTCGTCAGCCATAATCGTCTTGAGGATCTTGGTCGGTCGAGGTGTTGTGGCGATGACTACCTGAGGGTGCTGACCGAGTCTGAGACCGAACTGGGCTTGATCCCATGCGTCGGAATATTGCCACGCGGCTAACTCGTCCGCCCAGATATATTCGTGCTGAGGGCCTCTGAGCCGGTCAGGCTCCTCGGCGCTAAAGAGTTTGATCCGGCTGGTGTTGTTCAGGATGATCTCGCCGAGACTTCGGTTCCACGTCTTGAGTTGTCCGTACTGACGCAGAATCGAGATGATGCCTGACTCACCCTCGGCGCAGGTGTCTCGAGCGTCACCGAAGGTTCGAGCGATGATGCCGCATCGAGTGTTCGGGGTTTCGATGGCCTTCCAAGCCAGCCACTCCGCGCAGCTGCGAGTCTTGCCGGCGCCTCGGCCGGCGAGATATAGCCAAGTCGTCCAGTTGTCGTCAGTCGGTGGCTTCTGTTCCGGTCTCGCCTTGTCCTGCCAGAGGAAGTGCCGACCGATCACTCGCTCCGCCGTTGTCAATTTGCCACTGTCGCCAAGCAAGCGCTCGTTCGTAGAGTTCACGTTCCACCTCCCCGGTTCCATCGTAGACCGTGATCTCAGTCTCCACCTTTGTCGGTGCGTCTAGGCCTAACAGTTTGGCACGCTTGTCGATAACCTTCAGGGCCGCTCCGATGGCTTGGATCTGCGGCGTGGTGTCGAGGACAGGCTTGCCTTCGTACTCTATGACACGACCGGAGGCGCTGGTCTTGTAGGACTGCTGGTTGATGATGTAGATCAGCCGGCGCTCGAGGTTCTCCAGCTTCTCCAGTTCGAGGGTTCGCAACTCTTCGGTTGCCATGCGCGGTATGTCGGCAAGAGCGCGCTGGACGGCCACATGAGCGGCTTGTCGAGTGATGCCAAGGCGGTCGCCAATCTGCTGATAGGTCAGGCCTTGGCTCTTCCATTGGGCGGCCTGATGATCTGATTCGATCTGAGCAGGCGTCCGGCTGGCTCGGCCTCGATGGTCTCTTGTCATATCGGTCATGATGTCAAACGTCAACGAACGATACTTCTTCGCCAGTGGCTTCGAGGATTGGGGTGATCTCGGTCATGCCTTGGAAGCGGTTACAGATGACATCGCAGTAGGCCGGGTCGAGCTCGATCAGATAGGCGGTGCGATTCGTCTGCTCGCAAGCGATCAACGTGGAGCCTGAGCCACTAAATGGATCCAACACTGCATCTGATTCACGACTGCTATTTGTGATCGCACGTTTGCAGAGTTCAATGGGTTTCATCGTTGGATGACCTTCTGCTCTGCTTGGTCGAGGGTACTCCCAGATGGTTGTCTGAGTTCTGTCTTCCACTCTCACTCGATTGGTGCCGGGTTTCCAACCGTATAAACACGGCTCGCTTTTTGAGTGATAATCGCCTTGGGACAGAACTAATGAATCTTTAACCCACTGAATAGTTGGAGGCTTTGCCTGAGTGAACCCTGAGTCCCTAAAGGCACCGATGGTTTCGTAAGCATGAATGTCGGCGTGCCACACATAACAGTTGGCTCCGGGCCGTAGGTTCTCAAACGCAAGAGTTAAGGCAGTAGTCAGAAACTGTCGGAACTTTTCACCTTTCAAGTGATCGTTGCTAATGCCTTTGTAATCAACTCCATAAGGCGGATCAGTGAATAACAAGTCAGCAAGTTTGCCTTGCAAGAGGCAAGAAGTTGTTGATGAAGTTGTCGAGTCGCCGCAGACGAGGCGATGCCTGCCCAGAATCCAAACGTCGCCCACCTTGGTCACTGGGTTCTCTGGCAGCGCGACTGGCTCTGGATCTTCCTTCACCTCGACTATTGATTCGAGATCGAAGTCGGCGATGAGTTGATCGAGGTCGTCGCCGGTGAAACCGGTTCCCTCTAGGCCGAAGTCTGAATGGATCAGGCCTTCGAGCAGGTCGGCGAGGATGCTTGGATCGTTCGTGGCTTGGTCGCCGGTCTGGTTGTCAGCCAGCAGAATGCGAAGGGCTTGATCGTCGTCCACGTCGAGCAAGACAGCCGAGATGGTCTTCATGCCGCTGAGCTGTGCCGCTTGGGTCGTGTGGTTGCCGGCGATTACCCTCATGCGTGACTTCTGGACCACGATTGGCCTGAACTGCCCATGAGCCTCGAGGGACTGCATAATGGCTCCGACATCGCCTTGGCGAGCGTTGTGGGGGTGAAGTTCTAAGTCGGCGATAGGAACGTCAACCGCTTCGAGCTTCTGGATCTTCTTCATATTGTCTCCTCATTCTGGTTTGGTCGGGATCCGCGACAGTTGTCGATGAGCGAAGCCTAGGTATCGGATGGCCTGAGCGCACATATCCGAGGCCGAGTAAGCAGCGTCGGTGTCGGTGATCTGATATATCGCCATCGCCGAGTTCATAGCGGCCTGTGAGCACAACATGGCGTCCTCAACGATCTGGCGTGCTGCTTCTCTGGTCTCGGCGTCGAGGCTCATTGGTTCTTCCTGTCCATGTGATCGGTGGTACAGGTGTGATCTTTACAGACGCCTCGGACACTTGAAGCCCTGACCACGTCGATGTCATGCGCCCACGATTGAAGACTCAGTCCATGCTTGCGCGCCCATAACGGATGCGTCGTGGCGTAACTGTGGCAGTGGCGACACAATGAGACGAACAGATCCGGCTCCAGCCACGAGGTCGAGCGTTGTGATCGGTTGATGATCTCATGAACGTCGGTGGCGCGACCCTGACAGAGTTCGTGGATCTTGGCTTCGCATAGAGGTCGAACGCTCAACTGATGCTCTCTGAGTTTCTTGCGCTCAGTCATCTGGCTCTGGCGCTTGTTGCTAATTGGTTTCATGATTCTTTGACCGTGTAACCGCCGCAGGTGCGACAGGTCTCACCATCGTGAGGTGTCCACATGTCGCAGTGAGAGCAGTAGGCGCTGTTCATGACGTTTAGTCTAGGTCTACCGACAGATCTTGGTGATTGAATCCCAGTCTCGAGGTCGCCAGATGTAGGCCTCGGCTCCAGCTGCGTCGAGGTCGGCCAGCCACGCTGACTGTTCGGCGCTGATGCGACCTTTGTCGGTCTTGAGTTCGGCGAAGATGATGCGCTTCGGTCGCTTGCCTTCAGGTCGAACGGCTACCAGATCCGGGAAGCCTTTGCCGTCTGCTGATACTGGAGTGCGCCATTGACCTTTTGCGTTCATGGCCGGCATGAAGTGAGCGACTCGGTATCCGAAGAGGTGGAGCAGGTCGATGACTTGGCGCTGGAAGATCTTTTCGTTGACTGGTTCAGTCGTCATCTTCTTCGTCTTCGAGTTCGTCGAGGAACTCAAGAGCGATCGACTCTTCCTCCATCGCCTCTTCCCACATGATGAGACCGATGAGAGCCTGACTCGCGAGATCGAGGAACGAATCGCGCACGTTCTCCTCGGCCTGATCGTCGGTGAGGATGTACGCCTGAAGCCGGCGCATCTTCTCGTTCGCGCGAATGAGTGCGTAGATCCAAGGCTCGACGCCGAAGTCTGGGCTGGCGTACCGAGCATTGGCTAGTGGGTCGTCGATGAAGCCTTGATCCTCGGCGTTGTGAAGCCCGTAGGCCTGCGCCTTTTTGCTGTGGAGTTCTGCCAGTTCGCTCAGGAGCGAGAAGAACTTAGGGTCTCCCGTGCTCATGATCTCGGTGGT